TGGAATCCAAGCGTGTTTTTGATTACCAATTCCTGGACTAGCAGAACATAACATTAACCATTGTAATTCAGGATGATCTTTAACATGTTCGTTAAACAAATATTTATTAACATATTCGTTTGTACTACCCAAATAATATTCTGCCACTGGCCCATTTTTTGTTACAGAACTAACCCAATGAGTCATCATATATGGTACAAATTTCTTTTTCTGATCTTCAGTAAGATTTTTATACCAGTTATAATTCTTTGAATCAATAGCAGATAGTGCTTTAAATAAATCAAAGTCTTGATTGGTAAATTTCTCATCTACTGAAACTGCTGGTTTTTTAGTTGCCATTAAAATGCCTGTGAGTAGTCCACAATTTCACAATTACGACTGATTTCTTTTACAAAATATATACAACGTGGTTTTTGATCTTCTTCAATTGGTACACATAAGAATTGTCCATTCTTTAATCTAGGTGCATACCATGTTACATCATGATACACATCTAAGATTTCAATGTCAAGAAAACTGGGTCTAAATCCACTTAATGGATTAAATTCAAATGCTCTAAATCCACGATCATTGATACTGGTTAATGGTAGAGTTTCTAAATCACCCATCTCACTTTCACCAATAAGAATTTGCCAATCTAACGGCATCTTAATAGTACAATCTCCAATACGTAATACTAATGCCGGACTATTAAAACTTTCTAAAAATATTAGAGGAATATAATGATAATCTACATTTTGTGGATTACTATTATCTAATATGGCAAATCTAAGATCATCTATTTCTTCTGGTAGATTTTCCAGATTGTAAGAGCAATTGTCTAATGTTAAAATCTTAATTTTATTTCTCCAATAGTAAACATTTTACTATATAGGCGATGATTTGTCAAGTGATTATGGATATTTGTCATAATCATCTATATTTGAATTTCTCTATCGTGAAGGGATAGTTTGCTTCACGATAAAACTCTTTTCGTTTAGTTAAATGACGTTTAGCAAATCTACAACTACTGGTTAGATCCCAAATTTGAACGAAATCTTTATCTTCCGCTTTTCTAATACCACGTCCAATACTCTGAATAACTCTTGTGAAACTTTTTCCAGATTCAACCATAACCAAATTAAAAATTCTTGGTATGTTAAGTCCAACTGCAGCAATACCATATGTGGCAATAATTACTTTATCATCACTGGTTGCTACTTCATCATACTCAACTTTTCTAACTTTTGTTTTATCTTTACCACTCAGAAATACACTATTAGGTATTCTAGCAGCCAATTCATGTCCAGCAGCCACACGATCAACCAAGATCAATGTATTACCAGTTTCAATAATCTTTTCTATAATCAAACTAAGAGCATCAAGTCTATTTCTATCTTCAAGTAAATGTTTAAGTTCAGATTGATAATCACCAAATTCTAATTCATCTTGTAGTTGTACAATGTTAACATGACACTTGGATAATACATTCTTTTCTTGTAACTCTGAGGCTGATAATTTATTAATTACTGAACCAATACTAACCATTAAAGCAGCATAAGCATATTTGTCTTTGGGAATTGTACCGGTTAATCCCCAACGAATTGGTATCTGTGAGAATACACCAGTAAGTAATGTCTTAAGAGCATCTGCCTTAGCCATATGAACTTCATCTACCATAACCAATACTACATCTTCAATAAATTCTTGAATAGTTATATTTGCCGTACCGTCTTTGGTATTCTTCAATAGATTGTTTAAACTTTGCCATGTACATATTGTATGTTTACGACCAAACTCTTTACGATCACCATAATATACACCAACATCTAGACCTAAATTAATATAATCTGCCTCTGTTTGTGTAACTAAATCTTTGTTTGGTACAATTACAATTGATCTACCATATGGTTCTACTCTATAAGACAGAGCGGCAGTCATAAGAGTTTTACCAGCACCAGTGGCAATTTCTTGTAATGATTGTGGATTGGCCAAAAAGTTATTGACAATTGCAATTTGATAGTCACGTAGAATTACAGGTTGACCTTCACGTTCATGACCTTTGGGCCAGAATTTACCATCAAATGTATGTTCATCTACTAAATCAAATGAGAATGTGGTATTATAATCTCTAGTATCTATTAGTTCAACATCATAGTTTCGTTGATCTAGATATTCTAGTATATCGGGTAATAGATTAATGTATGTGGATCCACTCAATTGAAAATAGGATACTTTCCCATTCCAACGACCCAATCGGACACTTGGTTGATATCGTGCGCCAGGAATTTCATACTCAAACATTTTGACCAACGCTCTACGATCAACAACATCCAAGTCTTCAATTTTTACGTTTACTTCATCTTTAATTATTAATTTACACTGTCTCATAGTAAGTATTATACTTATCTTATTATACTATGTCAAGTGATTAGGCAAACAAAAGCCCCAATTAAGGGGCTTTTTTGACACTAGATAAAACTAGCTATTGGTAGTACATGTATTCATAGCGAGATTTTTCCAATCAGTTGAATCCACTTTCATCAGATCGGCAATTTTAAGTGCCATACGTAAAGATACTTCACGAAGAACACTACGATTTTCCCACATGAAATCCAAAACTTGATCACCCTCATTGGATTCAAAATCATATTCATTGAACAAACCACCATCAGCATCACGATGAACCTGACGAATACGTAACATACGATCACGTACAGTGTTAATGGTCAAATCCAGATAGTGACAACGTGATTGGAGTGCCTCAACGTGAGCGGCAATTTTACCACGAGCTGTACTGAAATTCAAGTTAGTGATGAAAATGACACTACCATTGAAATCAAAACTTGGTGGAATTCCTTCTTCACGAAGTTTACGTGAGTCAGTGTTCCAGAAAATCTTGCGACGTTTGCCACTATCCAATGCGGCTTTCAGAATGTTAAGCGCATCTTCATCATGGAAAATATCACAATCGTCAAACACTAAGACGTTTTTACGATCACTAAATTTGTACAGAGTGGCATATAAACCCAAGGCTGACATGGCGCCCTTGACAATTTCGTAACGAGGTTTTTTTCCAGCAATTAAGTCCCACGATTCGTATTTTGACAATTGTTGTTCAACGCCAAATGATTTACCAACTCCCGGTGGGCCCGATACGATCAAGGCACGAATATCACTACTAACACAGGCATTTGACATTTTTTCTAGAATAGAAAAGCGAGTGGCAATGCGATTCATGGCATCTTCATCAGATTCCGCTGGAACTTCTGGTTCTTGTACGGCGGGAATAAAACTTGACACTTGTGTTGATACAGATTTGCGCCCAGTTTCCAACACTTCAATGGCGCTTGGATTGGGTACATCAATATAACACAACTTTGATTTAGTTGGAAGTTGACCTGAATTTTTCACTTGAATACGCCCATCTTTATTTGACGTAAGCGGGCGTGCCAAAGTGAAAACAGTGTTTTCAAATTTGAAGTCTTTATAAGTACCGCTGGTAACACGAATTGAAGTAGCCATTTATTAATGCCTTAGAATCATTGAACAGATATCAGTATAACGCAAACTTGATTTATTGTCAAATTTATTGGAATTTAGTGTAGTTTAATTGCGACACAAATCCATCACGATGGGACTTGACTTTCCCAGTTAATTTAACTGTATTTCCAACAGCCAAAAGTGGCCCCCAATTACTTGTGGCGAAAAATACACTAAGATTCTCTTTAGTAATTCCAGAGATAAAATAACAGCCATAATTCTGAGAATATGAGGCTTTGACAATCTCTACACTAAGTGTAACTTTAGTACCAATATCGCCCACATATTCATTTAAACATTCACGTAAACGACTATCTACATCGCGACGTTTTTGTGACTTTGAAAAGGTCAATGGCATACATGCTATTGTTGCCATTTCACGTTCTGAAATTTCTTCTCCGCTGGCCAAATTCATTGACTTCATTTGAAAATCATTAAGAATTTTACCTTTGAGAATTTCAAAAGTAAGTGCCTTGAAATGAGTACGAATATCTTTACCAAGCTCACGATCAGAATCAGTGATTTTATGTGGTTCTGCCAAAAACCCAATCATCAATTGTTTATTTGGCAGTTTATGTTGTTGAACAGGAATATTATCGGCATCAGCAATTTCATACTGATTTAAATCAACTTTAACGTATTCACCCTGATTGACACGATCAGCGGCGGCTGATGCGGCAAACATCAAATCCGCGGGATACATAACTGATTTTTGTCGTGCCATATTACATACTCCAATATGATTCAGAACTGGGTGAACAAAAAGAAGGCGTATCATAGCGTTCTTGAAATTCTTCGCCACTCAGAATATTTTTACGAGTGACATAAGTTTCGTGTAATTCAACACGATAACCTTTACTAACGGGATAAGTACCGATTTGAATTGCATCTACATGAGCCTGAGCCGATTTCAGTGGTGCCTCAACAGACAGATCATACTTTTTAACCAGACTTTCGCCTGACTTGCGACGACCATCGCGTTTATAAACTTCTACAGTATACTGTTTTTCTTCTACTGGGAAATACGCTGGGTAGTTTCGTAACATATTTACTTCCTTTTCTCTAGTGTATGTGTATATTTTACACGAAAATGGATTTGTTGTCAATAAAAAGTGTTGTATTTTTACAACACTTTTACATTAATTAAGTAGTCCATTTATCACCAGTAATTACGTTAACCAACTCAACCCCAGAGCCAAAAGCGGCACGAGCTTCAAAACGCTCTTCATCACTGGGACCTTTGTAATTTTTACAATAAGATTCTAAAAATGTAGATTGTTCTTTTTCACGAACTAAATTACTTTTAGCAACTTCTTTTTTAAGAATATTGCCGTTTTTATAAAGTTGTTCTAACATATCATTAAATGGAACTCGTTTACTTGATTTCCAACGTACAACGCCATTTGTTACATAAATCTCTTTTGCATGTTTTTCAATGTTATTAAACATTTTCGCTCTCATTTATCAGTTTCAATACAAGTATTTTACAGTAAAATGGATTTGTTGTCAACAAATAGTGTTGTATTTAAGCAACACGTTCGTATGTGGCACGAAAGTAGCAATCATAAGAACCACTTGCATATTCATCACAAAACTTCTTAGCTTCTGCCTCATTGTCAAAGAACTTAGTGCCCATGGGACGTTGACCCCAGCCACTTTCATACTCTGTCATAGTGACTTTGTACAGATGAGAAACACGGACTTCTGCCATATCAATTATCTCCCAGTCGTTTCTGTCGTCTCACTCGACCCCATGCTAAACATGCAATGATAAACGCCGCACATGCTGCCAGTAACCCAATGAGCGATATCGCAGTTAATACTACGAGTCCAAAAGTAATTTCAACCATTTTCAACTCCTTATTAACTACTAGAATAACTGACCTTGTGCCAATTGTTCTTTATGTAACTCGTATGCCTTAAGTTCAAGAGTATCTACAGTACGAGTACGACCATCGTAAAAGTGGTTGTGACACTGACCTTTTGTGTCTACTTCAGTCCACGAGGGATCACTCACTACTTTGAACATCCAAGTGCCATCAGTAGCGGGACCGACTACCAAGTAAGTTAAACCCTTTTCTTTGCCACCAAAAGTTGTATACAATACACGATGACGAGTTTTTACAAGAGTTCTAAGTTCTGTGCTGATTCTCATGATCTTTTCTTTTTCTACTGTTTAACTACTATAACTACAGTATAGACGAAAAGAGATTTGTTGTCAAATTTGAAATATTGAGAATATCTCAGTGTTGCATAAAAACAACACTAAGATTTACTCAGTAAAAAGCGTATTATATGTGGAATTTACTACTTTTTTGACTTTGGGAATGATGATATCTGGCTGTGGGATATAATTCAATACAGCGATTTCTGTACCACGACTATTTTTCTTATAATTTTCTTGTTTATGACCACGAGTACTAGACCAACGAAATACATCTTGACTATGCCAATGATATTGATCTTTGGGATACCATTGTTCTAATTCTGGAAAATCATAATAACTTAAACACCATTTACCTTGGGCATTTTTAAGTGTATCAGCCAATTCTAAATGTTTTGTATCTGGGAATTCTGCCGTATATAAATATTCTTTCTTAAAATATGGTGGATCAACATAAAAGAATGTAGTTGGACTATCATATTTTTTAATCAAATCAATACAATCCATGTTTTCTACTTGTGTAACACCAGTTAATCT